ATAAATCTGTATTGTTAAACCTCAAATTCCCCTGTCCAGGGTCAGCATCCGTTGTTGAGGTATCAAAAGTATAATCAAAAGTTGCTCCACCGAAGTTTCCATCAGCACCTTGGACACCTTGAGCACCTTGAGGTCCACCAGGACCTAGTACACCAGATTGTCCTTGAAAACCCTGATTACCTTGAGATCCTTGAACACCCTGATGTCCTTGAGAACCCTGGACTCCCTGATGTCCTTGATGTCCTTGAGCTCCTTGAACACCTTGATGACCTTGAGGTCCGAGGGCACCCTGAACACCTTGTGCTCCTTGAACACCTTGAGGACCAATACCACCTTGGACACCTTGGTTACCTTGAACACCTTGAACACCCTGGGCACCTTGAACACCTTGATGTCCTTGAAAACCTTGAGAACCTTGACTAGCAGAAAATCTTTCCCAAATTAATCCAGTCCACTTGAAAGTAACACCATTCTCCGTGTAGATATCATTAAGTGCTGGACTATTTGGAAAATTAAATACCGACATTATTCTTCTACATCTTCAATATACTGCAGTCCAAATTCTTCACGAAAGTCCGCATCTTGAAGTCTCTCTTCAAGTTCTTCCTCGGTCAATCCAAGACTTCTGCGGCGCATGATAGCGACTTCATTTTTAAGTTGCCAGACCATATATTTATTCTGGTTTTAGGTATTTATGAGACAAAGATTCAATTCCTTCATTAATAACTCTATCTAGTTCATCAAGATATTCCATAGGATTTGTTACAGCACTTTGATTTGTTGGGAAAGACTTTACCCTATTAACATCATCGTCAAGAATAGTGGGTGCTGTAGCTCTGCGAATGGAAGACACATCACCAGCACCAACACCAGTGCGACCACCTACCATGTTATCAAATGCCTGATTCGCAAAACGACGCTCCCAATAGATATGATCTTCTTGTTCAAACTGCTCTCTTGTTATTGGACCACCATTCTTTTCAATTAGTTTGTTCATTAATCTATCAAAGAACATCATTTGTTGATAATAATCTTTGAACTTTATCTCACAAGACTTTAAATAATATTCTAGTTTGGTCTCATCTAAATCTTTCCAACACAACTTTCCATCCCACATCAAAGGTTCTTCACCCTTTGCCCACTTATAATCAAACTCCCTAGTCTTCTCTTTTATTTCAACAACCAACTCCAAAATATTTTGTCCAAGCACTCTCCTATTCACCAGAAGTGAATGAAATGATGCTGGAATACTTGGACTATCGTGAGCAATAAATTTCTCAATCTGAAAGTTGCTTCTTGACTGTGCGAGTTCTACTGACTCTTCATGCCAACGAAGTGCTTCCTCAGATGCTTTTTGAAGTATGGCATTGTCATCATCACACAGAACCTGTTCTGTTTTAATTTGTTGTATCTTCATGTAATACCTTCATGACCAGCAAGGGATACCCCTGCATTATTTAACGCACCTTGAGATGATGATGTCATCGTTTCATTAGAAAACAACAGTCTTCTTACCGTTGTTACCTGACCAGGACCAAATCCATTTGTTCTTCCACCACAAATAAACCCTCTACTATCATTTGATACACCACCAGACTGACCAATAGCATCTGGCATAATATCACCAAGACTAGACATAGTATCATTTGAAAACTCAAGTCTGTCAACTCTATCACTATTTGCAGTTGCAGCATCATTTGTATATCCACCACACCAATATCCTCTGGTGCGACTCTCTACAGAACCCGTACTATCTCTTTGTTCTGATAGTTGACCAGTCAAATTACTACTAGTGTTATTTGTAAATTGTATTTTTGTTATTTGTCTAGTCCAAGTATTTGAGGAAACATATCCTCCACCAAAATATCCATTGGTTGGACTATTAACTGCACTCAAAAACGATCTGTTTGTCCAAGAAACTGTAAAGGTGCTTGTTGAAGTATCACTGGAAAATGTTAGTTTTGCAACAGTATTATTTCCACCAAGGAAGAATGCTAGTTTCTCATCAGATACACCAGCAAATGCAGACTTGTTTTGATTCAAGTTGCCTCTATTGCTTGGAGTAGCAGAGTCATTGGAAAATTGTATTCTAAACATATCATCTTGAGAGTTAAAAGACCCATCAACACCACCACAATAGTATCCAAAGTTTACATTACCCGCAGCAGCATTTTGTCCTCTACCAGAGGGAAGTGATGTTCTTGATGCAAAGTTATTTGAGTCTGTAGTAAAATCTTTTCTTTGCACATGATTCAAACCGTTTGCTGAGTAGTCAAAATTTCCACCAAACCATCCATAACCAGACTCTGGTGGATAAAATATTTTCCACTCTCCACCATCTTTTATCCAAGCCTGAGCAACATCTTTCCAAGAACCTCCATCATGAACAGATAAGTTCTGAACTTCTTTCCACGTTCCACCATCATTTACATGTAAAGACATTATACCTTATACCAAATATCTCCGTTATTACCACCACTAGGATTACTCGTAGAAACAGTTTTTCTACCATAAGCATTACTAGCAGTTCCAATAGTTATAGTAGAACCAGACTCTGTAATTGGATCTGTTCCACCATAATTTGTTTGAGTAACTGTAACTGATGATGTTCCATTTGCACCCTGGGCACCTGTATCGCCTTGTGCACCAACAGCACCTTGAGCACCTTGACCAGCATTAGTTCCTGGTGTTCCTTGATGACCCTGATGACCTTGGTGACCCTGAGCACCTTGACCAGCATTAGTTCCATTTTGTCCCTGATGTCCTTGAGCACCTTGAGCACCAGTATCACCTTGTGCACCTTGACCAGCATTAGTTCCTGGTGTTCCTTGATGACCCTGATGTCCTTGATGTCCTTGATGACCTTGATGTCCTTGATGACCTTGATGTCCCTGATGACCCTGAGCACCTTGAGCTCCATCATCACCTTGTGCACCTACACTTCCTTGATGTCCTTGAGAACCTTGAGCACCTTGACCAGCATTAGTTCCTGGTGTTCCTTGATTTCCTTGAGAACCTTGTGCACCATCATCGCCTTGAGCACCAACGTTACCCTGTGCTCCCGTAAGACCTTGATCTCCCTGATGACCTTGATGACCTTGGTGACCTTGATGCCCCTGTGAGCCTTGAGCACCGTTGTCCCCTTGAGCACCATCATTACCTTGTGCACCAGCAAGACCCTGATTGCCTTGAGAACCTTGTGCACCAGCAGTGCCCTGAGTTCCTTGAGCACCTTGAGCACCAGATGCACCTTGAGCACCTGTTGGTCCAGCACCAATTTCTACCCATTGTGAAGATGGTGATCCAACTCCATCATCATAATAAACTGATAATATTCCCGTATCACTTTCCCACCATAAGTCACCAGCACTGGGTGATGATGGAGCGTTCTCAGAAACCTCTAAGTTATTTCTAGAACCTTGCGTTCCTTGTGCACCTTGTGCACCCATTGGTCCAGTTGATATATCAACCCATTGAGATGAGTTACCGTCATTATAATAAAGAAGTAATGGTCCTTCATCACTATCCCACCAAAGGTCACCATCGTTAGCTCCAGTTGGTGGGTTTGCTTGTGATGTAATACTAGCACCACCACCTACTTGACCTTGAACACCTTGTGCTCCAGTGGTGCCTTGAAACCCTTGATGACCCTGTGCTCCTTGAGTTCCAATAGCACCCTGAGCACCATTATCACCTTGAGCACCTGCAGCACCTTGTGCTCCTGAACCAGTTACACCTTGATGACCTTGAGCACCTGGTGTTCCTGCGTTACCTTGTGCTCCTTGTGTTTGTATTGGTCCTGCTTTTCTCCAAGATTCTCCATTCCAAAACCATACATTACCAAAAGCAGTATGCTGTTGGTTAACGTTAGGATTACTTGGAAAATCTATACCTGCCATTATCTATTTTTTGAATATTTATTAGGTCTTCATGATATAACACAAAGCATAATATGGAGGTAAGTTAGCATTAGTTGCAGATGAACCTTGAGATGCGGTTGATCCTGAGACGCTTAAAGAACCAGAACCATATATTTTATTAGTGCCAGACTGTGTAAAAGCCGCATTATCTAAGTCACCAATAAATGCTTTATTAGTATTACTCCAAGCATCTTCATCACCCGCTCTGTTCGATGCTTTGAAATTGTGAGTGTGATCGGCAGCACTAAGCGTTCCACTACCATGACTGTGAGATACAAGTGTTGCATTAGCACTACCACCAGTAGCACCAACAGAATATCCACTACCAGCACCAACGACAAATCTATCTCTTAAATCTGGAGTTCCATTAGAACCATTACATAATACCCAACCACTTGGAATAGCATTTGCTGCTCCAGACCATAGACCTATAAAACCTTGTGGAACAGCATATGTTGATAGTCCACCCTGAGCACCAGTTGACCCAGTATTTCCCTGATGCCCCTGAGATCCTTGTGCACCTGTCCCTCCAGTACCACCTTGAGCGCCTGTGGAACCAGTATTTCCCTGATGTCCTTGAGCACCTTGAGCACCAGTTGAACCAGTGGCACCTTGAGCACCATTATTACCTTGGGCACCTGCCGCTCCTTGTGCTCCAGAACCTGTTGCACCTTGTGCTCCAGTTGAACCAGCAGCACCTTGGGCACCTGTAAGTCCTTGATCACCCTGTGCTCCAGAACCTGTTGCACCTTGGGCACCTGCTGCACCAGGATTGCCTTGAGCACCCGTAAGTCCTTGATCACCCTGAGCACCAGCGGCACCTGCTGCACCCTGAGCACCAGCGGCACCTGCTGCACCTTGAGCACCTTGAGCACCTGCTGCACCAGCAGCACCTTGAGCACCAGCAGGACCAGTTGGTCCAGAGTTACCTGATGCAGTAACCCATTGTGATGAATTAATATCCTGATAATAAATTGCTAACTTACCAGTGTCACTATCCCACCAGAGGTCACCAACATCAGGAGCAGAGGGAGCAGTTGTAGATATAGCTACAGTTCCTCCGACTCCAGTTAGATTGGAACCATCACCATAAAAACTAGCAGCAGTAACAACACCAGTAATATTGACATTACCGCCAACAAAAAGTTTGTCTGTTGCTAATGTTGTTCCTATCCCAACGTTACCAGCAGTATGGATACCAAGAAAATTTGGTTGCCAGTAGTTGACCATATTCTGGAGAATACCAGAGTTGGAGTCAACCCATTGTGCACCGTCAGCGTCTTGATAATATATTTTTAGTGTTCCAGTGTCACTTTCCCACCAGAGGTCACCATTATTTGGTGAAGGTGGAGCACTATCGGATATGTTTACAGTGTTTGAACCAGACGATGCTTCAACCCATTGAGCAGATGGAATACCAGAAGCATCATCATAGTAAATGAATAGTTCACCAATATCTTCATCCCACCAAAGGTCACCATCATTTGGATTTGATGGTGGACTAGATGATATAGTTACATTAGCACCAGTGCCAGATCCACCACCACCTTGCGGACCAGAACTAATACCACTGTTTGCTAAGACCCACTGAGATGAGTTACCATCGTTATAATAAACATTGAGTTCACCTTCATCACTGTCCCACCAAAGATCACCATGCTTTGATCCAGCAGGTGCGGCAGTGGATATAGAAACAACCTGAACAGTAACGGTGGAAATAGAACCACTTGCTGTAGCAGATATTGCTGCACCAACAAAATCTATCTTTGATATACTATTTGCTGTTCCAACAAGATTTCCTTCATCAAAAATACTGATACCACTAACAAGAGTAGCAGGGGGAATAGCCTGCCAGTATCTATCATAAGGACCAGCACCGTCAATAGTTACAAGACGGTAGTAAGTATTTGAAATTGGTATGCTTTTTTCACCTGGATAACCAAGGTTGGGTTCTACTTCACCAGGATGAACATATAGATGGCGGTCAGTATGGAGTCCTGCGAAGGATGTAACCTTCGTTCTACCACTTAAATATCGCTGCGTCGGTTTTCTTTGTTCTGCCATCTATCATTACGCCGTCGTATTTTCGAGGATGCTCGCAATGAATTCCATTTGTAAAGGTGCAACCAAACCACCACTAGGAGAGACTCCTACATTCACTGTCAATGTATCAACGGTGAATGCAGTGATAGCGGTTTGAATACCAGCAACAGGGTCTGTCGCTCTAGGATACTTTTTCTTAGATGCATTATTGTCTTGAGAACAGGTAAATGTCAATGACTCGGTAGCAATGCTAACTGTGTTGCTATTATTTAACCCATGAGAAGGAATGGTTAAAACGAGTTCACCTGTTCTTCCATCGTAAGATGCAGCAGTTGGTGTGTGGGATGTTGCATTATTATCTGTTACAGCGTCATTATCAGAGCGAATGAAGTAATGAATAGCAGGATTGTAGACATGTCTATAACCTTTTGATCGACCGATGAAGGATGTAAATGTTCTAGATACACCCACATTTCCAGTGATGCTATCAACCTCATAAGACTGTTGAGGGTCTGGAAATATTGTTGTCGTAATACCTGTGTTACCAAAACAAGTAAAGGCAATACCTGCCATTGTTACCTGCTGTCCTGCTTCAAAACCATGAGGATCCATTGTGGTGACAGTAGCGACACCAGAAGGTTCATAGTATTCTACATTAGTAATAGTCCCTACACCAGACTGGTTAGCAGTCATAAACAGTCTATCAACTGTCAGTGCAGTTTTTTCTAGTACAAGTCTACCATCAATAAGAATAGCAGCATCATTAGGTGGAATCTCAATATCTTTAATGACTCTTATATCTCTTAAATTTCCTGTGCTTCTTGACTCTCTTCTATGAATTAATGTAGCAGTGGGATATGTGCCGACTCCAACGTTAGATACTTGTGCATACAACAAAATAGCAGACGTTCCCGTAGGAACCTCATAAAGTTTTTGCTCTCCTGGTGCAACAGGGACAGCAATTGTAAGAAACTTATTGACTGGTGCGACTGCCATCTTATCTTATTATCCTCCCAGGGCAAGTATCAATGGTGTAAGGTTAGCTTGTATCGCTCTATTGAAATCTCTTCCAGAAATTGTTGAGGTTGTTTGGTCAATGACAAGTCCCTGACCAATTCTAAAGTTTCCTTTTTGGTCAGTGCTGGTGAACGGAACTTGTCCACCATTGATCGCGATGATCTCATTTTCAGGTATAGGAATACCGCCCTGGAAGGGGTTTGCTCTATTTATGTCCGTACCCGCACCGACGTATTCGAAGGAATGGGAGCTTGTGATGATGCGACTCAACCTTCTCATTTCAATATCAGTTCCAGCAGATACAGAGTATGGAATAAACTCATTGAATGTAACTGTAGTGAGTCCAGCAGTTGTTGGTTCTGTTGCAGTATCAACAGTAAACAGGATAGGATCAGTGACAGCAATCGCAACAGCATTACCTTCAGAGAAGGTGATATTCATTGGTTGGTTGGGGAGGAAGTTTCTACCACTTGCAATGATATCTACAGAACTAATGGTTCCTGCAGCACTTACATTAGCAGATAGTTCTGCAACGATTGACTCTGGTCCTTGTGGAGTATCAATAAGAACGTTAGGTGGAGCTCCAACAGTATATCCAGAACCACCATTTGTTATCTCGACTCTACGGAGAGTTCTCATTGGTTGTGTAACAATACCTGTAGCACCGCCAACATCATTGTAGTCTGCAAGGTCTACCTTGAAGAAACAACCCTGACCATCAAATGGTTTTCTGGGATTATTGAACTCATCTCTTACATCATCAAACTCAAAGGTATCAACTCCAGCGATGACTGAGGTGGTTGTGACTCCAGTAAACTCTGCATTACTGGTGCCGTCAGCCATCAGACCAACATTACCAAATGATGAGTTTGAGTTTGTAAGGTCACATTGTCCACCAGAAGCACAGAAGATAGCAATATCGCAGTTGATAGTGAAGATAGAAACCAACTGAGCGTATCCTTTATTGGTGATGGAGACACCAATACCCGCCTCATTGTATTGAGTGAATGAGTCGCAGACCATACTGCGAAGGTCTTGACCTAAGTTATTTGTTCCTGTGTAGTTTGCGATGGCAAAGTTTCCATCGATTCTCATACCAACACTACCGGTGATAAAGTTGGTGCAGTTTCTTACATATGGTGACCTCCACCTTCCACTTGGTCCTTCGTTGATAGGTCCAAGTCCAATATATCCACTTCTGGCACTGGTAACACCAGCAAGAACACCTTCTGATGTCGGTGGGAATGCAACACAACCACCTGGTGCGTGGTCAACACCAAAGGTTTCAGCAGCAAAGTTCAAGTTCTCAACCAGACATCCTCTTCTTACGTGGAAGATATCATCTCCTGGATTACGTGGAACGACAGTAACAAGTCTAAGATCCTGACCAGTGATAGAAACGTCAGTTCTCATTCCAACAGGATTATTCTCAAAATACACACCTGGTCTTACATAGATGGTATCACCATCTTGTGCTGCTTCACAAGCACCTCCGATAGTTGCTTTAGCATCACCCTCAAGTAAACCTGTATTATTATCACTACCATCTTTGGTAACGTATAGAATATTCTTTGTCTGAACACCTGGTGGTCTCCAAGATACACCAGTACCTACAGTAGCCAAGCGATAGTCAGTCTTGCCTACACCTGCACTATCATTGATATCAAATACAGGACCATCAAGGTCTACGGAACCAGAGAAGGTAGAAGGTCCAGATACGTTTAATTGTTTAGTGAACAGTGTTGGACCTGTGACTGTCGTGATTCCACCAAAAGTTGCGAGACCAACAACGTTTAAATTTTCAGAAATATTGGTGGTGTCCAGTTCTGATACACCATCAACATCTAAGTCACCATCTATTTCTACAGAGTTTCTAAATGAGTTATATCTGATACCAGGGTCAACTCTTAATATCTCACCATCTGTGCTTGTAGAGTTTTCAACAAATGGTAAGAAGAAAAACTGATCACTGGTTGTTTGAACAGTTCTAATATTCAGGGCAGTTGTTCCAATACCAGCAGTTCTTGCGAACGTAGAGATACCAGCAGTAAGAGCAAAACCAGCAGTTCTTGCGAACGTAGAGATACCGGCAGTCTGGGCAAATCCTGCACGGTTAGCGAATGTAGCAATACCAGCAGTCTGAGCAAATCCAGCACTTGTAGATAAACCAGAGAATGTTGAGTATCCTGCTATCTCTGCGAAAGTAACAATACCTGCCTTAATAGCAAAGGTAGAGATACCAGCGGTAAGGGCAAAACCAGCAGTGGGTGTGAAGGTTGCAATACCAGCAGTCTGGGCAAACCCAGCGATGGTAGCGATTCCTGCCGTGAGTGCAAAACCAGCAGTAGGTGTAAAGGTAGCAATACCAGCCGTAAGAGCAAAACCTGCTATTCTAGCGGTAGAGATAGTTCCTGTGGCAAAACCTGATACGATCAGACCACTATCGATGAATACTTCTCTTTCAAACTCAACTTCTCCCCTAAACAGAGCCTGACCATTTACATCAAGAGGAACAGTGGGGTTGTTGATATTAATACCAACATTGACTGTGGTATGAATACCAGCATTTGTCTTTACCCAATGATCGATAATATCAACATCAACCTGTAGAGGGTTGCTGGGGTTTACCGTAGCATTGACAAGATCTCCACCAGAGCGTGTACCGATGAAGTTCATTATGGTGAATGAACCTACACCAACATTGACACCTTCGTTCTTTACAAAGAAACCATCAGTTAAGGCATCTGGAGCAGCTTGAACCCAGCGGATACCATTGATATCTCTTGATAAGAAAAATCCATCTTGACCTGGATTGTTATCAGAGTCATAGATGTTCTGGTCAATCTTGATATCACCAGCAACATCAATTAACCTATCAGGTTGTGTGGTGCCGATACCAACGCGACCCTGCCTAGGACCGCTACCAAACATCGAAATGTCCCTGTTCTCACCAACATAAAATCTATCTGTTGTTGTGAGAATACCAACCTGAAGGTTATCAAGTGGTTTATCAATAAAGACATCACCTCTAAAGGTAGCAATGCCAGTTGTGATAGAATCCTTGAGTGTGGATATACCTGCTACATTCAGGTTATTTAACTCAGTTTGTCCATCAACATCTAAGTCTTCTAGATACAGATCTCCGTAGATGTATACATCTTCATAAAATCTTGCATCACTATTGAACCAGGACTCCTGACCTGTTATATTAGGATTTACATTAGGATCTGGATCTTGTCTTGCCATATTTTTAGAAACCTACTTTCAAGGTTGGTTTTCCTAACTTAGCAGCGTTAACTGATTTTGATATAACATCATCGCCAACAAAAGAACCTTCAAATGATCTCGATGTAAAATGAAGTTCTTTAGGAATACCAGAACCACTAATACCATCAACATCAAGAACTGGTGCTTTGATATGTATTCTATTTTCAGCATACATTCTGATGGTATCACCAGCATCTAAATCCAGATCTCCACCAGCTTTCACATATACATCTGTGCCTTTGATAATAACATTACCATTCTTATCACATTTTATTTCAATATTGCCCTTAATGGACTTGATCATAATATCACATCCTTCTTCCTCTGGTCTAGCACCACCAGCAACCATTTCTATCATATTATCACAGTTAATCTGTGCCCTTCCATCTTGACGATGAACGATAGAAAACTTACTTCCACTATCAGCAACACTCATAGTGGATGATACTGCAGCACCACCAGCACCAATGGTTGGATCGTTAATTATTTGTCTCCAAAAAGATCCACAAATTTTATAATATCTTCGCAACCAATTTTCTTTTGCCATTAGCTAACACAGTCGATAACTTGTTTAACCTCTCCTTGTGGTGGCACATCATCAGTCAATACTGCAGATAACTGAGCACCATCACCTGTGCCGATAATATTAAATACGGGGATAGAAGTTATTTCCTTATTATTTATTGGGGTTACCTTAACGATAGAACCAGCAATTATTGTTGGAACATATTCGTTTCCAAGATCATCTGTGATAGTAGTATCATCATCGTATCCAGTGCCAGGATTGACAATGGTTACATTATCAATAAACAATGGAGGTGCCTCCTCTACTGGATAATTTTCTCCTTCACTTACAATATAAATGGAGTCAATCTTATTATCTTTGATAATAGCATGAGCATGTGCACCATATCCCTGTCCACACTCATCAACAACCTCAACGAAAGGTGGGAACATATAATCACTACCAGGGTCAGTCACCTTAACACTTATAATACCACCAGTTCTCGATGAACCTGAACCAACAATGTTACCAAGTAATGGAACAGCAGAACCACCACTTCCTCTTCCACCAAATATATTGATCTTTGGTCCTCCACAAAGTTGTGGTACTCCACCATAACAACTCCCAAGAGCACTCTGGAAACCTGGGACTTTGAAGTTAGGGTCAAACATATCAAGAGCACCAACGACATCCTGAACACCATCAAGAGGGAACCCTGCAACAGATGCTGCAACAGATGCAGCCTTTGCAACATTTGCATTTCCAAGTATTCTTTCCAAGTCAGTGTCGTTTGGAGAAACTTCACCAACACCCATTATATACTTACAATTACCTTTGTTTTTCTTGACATTTTTATTACATGCTTGGAATCCAATTAAACCTAGAAGAGTATCAATTCCATTTCTAAGCATATTGTCAACACTAAAGTTGCCAAAGAACTGAAGAATTTTTGTGACTCCACCCAAAACTCCACTCATCAACCCTGATATTTGATCAATGATACCATTCATGATACCACCAACAAACTGATCGACCATGCAATCGACAAAGTTGACGGCATTATCAACGATTGACTCAAGCATACCTTTAACAACATCAACTATTCTATCTTGTATCTGTCCTACGATACATTTGAATAGGTCTTCGACTGCCTGAACTGGACCTACCATCGCTGTTTGTGCAGCAACTCCTGCCTTGTGTGCTATAGGTGGTTGACCAGTAGCAGCAAGAACAGTAGCATACACAGTATCATATAGCATCTTGATGCCACCTTTGAATATTGGTATCAAACCTTCATAAGTTCCAGCAGACATTGGTCCAATGATTCCTGATGACCAGGTTTTTATTTTCTCTGTCACAGAATCAATCTCAGTTTTTAATAGATCCCTATAGAACTCAGTGCCTTCATCAAAACTAGCCTTGAAATTCCTTATGGTTGTCATAAAGTTTTCAATGGTGGTTGATATTTCATTTACGGTCCCCTCCATGGCACTCTTGTGACACTCAGGATTTGCATCAACTAAACCATCAGTGGAATTAAATGATTTTTTACCTCTCTGTTGTGCTTGAGTAGGAGACTGAGATACATTAGTTGGTTGTGCTTCCTCTGAGTTATCATTTACCTCATTTGGAGTAATGGCACCAGAGGCAGGTTTGATATTTTCACTGAACCCAGAAAATACTGTGAATGGAAGTCTTTCCTTATTGTCAACAGCTTTATATCTTGACTTGCCCAGAGAACCCATGATAACAGGTTGTTGTGCATCAGTTCCATCCATAAAGAAACCAATGACTACATCACCTTGACGGTAAATTGCAGTTTCAGCATATTGACCACCACCTGTACCAGCGGTTGGTGGTAACATAATATGTGCAAAGGGAAGATCATCATCAGGAAGTTCTTCAACACTGTATGGATGATACCCTTGTATTCTTACTTTTACTCTATTACACCAACCATCACCAGCTTGGTTTGACCAAGACTCTTCTTTAGCAACTTGACCGATCCACCAAATGAACCCGTCTCTGCCTAAAAAATGGTTTTTGAAAAAGTTATTTGTATCCATTAATCTTTGAATGCTTGACCAAATGTATCTCTAACCAATTTCATTGATGTCACCGACCTCTCTGGGTCGAATGAATGGCATATTTCCTTAATCATATATAGTCCCGTTTGCTCACGGTCAAAATCTTTCATTTCCGAAACTTTCTGGAACTTACATTTTATGACATCACCAGCACATAGAGTTAAATTGAGGGGCACTGTCAAGTTGAGAACCTGAGTGAATAGTAAGTTATATCTCAAAAGTGACTCTTTATAATGTTCATCAGGTCTACCGTTTATATTCCTATCTTTAGCATCTTTTTCAACAGCACCAACATCAGAAACTGCACTAATGATTCTTGTTGGAATATCCTGAACACTTATCCCAGCATCATTTCTAATCTCTGGAGATACATATTCTTCACCTAATGTGGTTACATCATCTTCTGTAAGACGTTGTGTGCTGCTGAAAGGTGTTTTTGGTGCGGGAGTGAAACTATAATCTAATGGGTTGAACATCGTAAAGACTGTTCCAAACGTCCCGTATCTCAACTTTTTAAGTAAATCATTATTCCTCGTAATACTATAGTTGAGAATCCTGAAGTCGTCCTTTGCTATATTGTCAGATGCATTGATTTCAGTATAGGTAGTAATTTTATTTTTTGCATCTCTATCAATTCCATTCTTGATGAGAGAGTCGATAGACCTGAAGTTGAAACCTCTCTTTGTTTCAAAGAAGAAAAACCCTGCAAGACCTCGTTCAGGCATTGCTTTTGACGCTAACCAAACAAGAGTGCTGAATGGTTTTTTAAGATTACCAATGAAACCATAAGAGTGTTTTGTCTTGTCTGCAATCAGAGGTTTCTCTGCAAGATCAACTTTTAGATAGTCTTCTAAAATAATCTTAACACTATCAATCATATTCAAGTCGGTTGAAAACCTTCGTTGGATGACACTTGTCTCGTTAGCGATTGCCTCTTTTGAACACAACTCTAATGTAAAGAACTCTCTTTTACCATCTCTTAAAATACCACTTATACTTGACACATAGAAATATTTTTCAGGAGTAGTGAAGTCAAGTGTGCCACTTTTATTCGTAATCTTTACTGCTACTCTCTCACCACCTCTTAGAGGAAGACCAGAGTATATTGATTGTGACTTTCCTTGTTCATCTTTGATAGTTGGACCACTGTTCACAATAGCCATCTTCATTGTGATGGTTGGTGAAAATACATCTTCAAAATATTGAATATTTACAATACCCAATCTTACATCAATAGACTTCCCAGTTGCAGAAGACTCTAATGTAATTACTTCATATATCGATGGATCTATCGCTGCTGGCATTTTATGTCGTTAGTGAAGTTAGTTGAATATCTGGTAATGTTGCTCCACCACTATTTACACGAGCAGGACCACTGTTAGAGTTTCCATTACCAACAGGGACTGGAACTAACTTTGTTACAGTATTATTAGTGGCAATGAGTTGAGTTTTTGGTTTTGGTTTACCACCTGCTAAGTTAGATCTTCTTATCGGACTTGGACTTAAACTTTGTGCAATGTTTGATGATTTATTTCCCGTATTATTTGACTGTAAATTACTTTGATTTGTTTTAGTTGAACGTTTTGACCTAGATCTTTCAAGTGCTGATTGTATTTCCTCTGGACTTATGCTCGCAGCATTATTACCTGTTCCAGCGTATCTTGATTGACCTTTTTGTCTTCCAGCTTCAGGATATGATAGACCAATAGAAGCAAATTCTCTAGCAAGTGCCTGTGCCGCCTCTACTTTATTATCAGTTTCACCACGTAGATATTTACCAACAATGGGTCTCTTTTCATTTATAACATACGATTTGAAATAATCTTGAACACCTTCTGTGAATTTTGTAGTATCAGGATCAACACCTTTTCTCTTCAAGTAACTTATAAAACCTGGCATCGTAATATCAATTATCTGATACTTACCTACTGCAAATACCCGACCACTTTGTTGTGCGTTGTAAATCTCACTAACAGTCATGTCAGTAAGATTTTTTCCGAAGATAGATTTAGCACCACCTGGAGTATCACCAGCATTTCCTCTATTAACAGAGTTTACTCCACCTTCACCTCTTGATATTACACTAAACAATGTTGCTGCACCAGAGACTGAAGGTGCACTTGGAGCAGATGATGAAGGTTGAGATGGAGGTGTGTCTGGTGTTCCCAAACCACCAGACTGATCTGCAGCACTAGTTGGTGCTGTACCACCAGCATTAGCATTACCTGTTTGTGGTTGAGTCTGTGTGCTTTGAGTTTCTTCGGGAGTTAATTGTTGTCTTAATATCTCATCCTCTTTCTCCACTTCCCTCATAAACTCATTATGAAGAGCAATTTCTTTGTTTACTTCTGATTGAGCATTATTAGTAAGTTTATCAATACCTAAGTTTATCTGTTGAAGTGCGGATTGAAACTTAGGTTTTTCTGCAGCAAAGTTAAACGAAATGATGCTTGAAAAAACAGCACCTAACATTGTTCCAAACCCACCCAATATATCAAAAATACCAGTGACAATTTGATTCATTCTTCCAAAAAATGCTCTCATTCTTTTGATAAGATCTTCAGCAAACTTAATAATTTTTGGAAGGTTAATTAATGCCCATCCTATCAAAAGTGTGCCGAGGAAGTCCATTATTCTTCCTAAGAAACCTTTGGTACTTCTTACTACTGCATTTTTAGTCTGCCTTACTACACCACGAACACCAGAAGCTTCAAGCAAGTCTTCTCTATCTTTCCTCTTTGTTGCCTCCGCTCTACGTCTTGCAAGTATACTTGAACGAGATATAGTTCTTTTCTTCTTTATAATATTATCTTCCACAATTTTACCCAGAGTCTTCGATGACTCTAGAGTCTTAGACGCAATTGACTTAAGACCAGTTAATGTTTTCGTGATGTTTGATAGAATAGGTGAGTTCATCCGACAACGTTATACTGAAGTTGAGAATATAACAAATGGAAATTTGCAGGGTTCCCACTTGGAATAAATGGGATATTGGTTGCACTACCATTGTTAGCAGCACTTGCCTGCTGAACAGCAGAAGTATCAGTGCTACTATTGTTGATAACAACTGGAGCAGGGTTCATGTTATCTGGTTGCTGACTGATCAGTTGTTGTCTCTGCATATTTTGCGAGTTTCGACCAATAAAATCATCAACAAAATCTGAAATAGGAGTTTGTAACCTAAATCCACCCAACTCAGTATTTTGAAGACCTGTTTGGTTGAAAAGAAATCCACCAAGGGCATTTAACCCCATATAAGCACCAACTGTTATACCACCTGCAATCAAACCAGGTAATGCAAGTTTTGCTATAAGGGGTGAAAGAGCAAGAGTACCTACCGATGCTAAAGCATTACCAGATACAGTTTCACCAAGGGGTCTACCTAAAATAGTATCGAATCCCATACTAGCAAACATTCCCCCAAAACTAAAATTAGGTCTAGTTACTGGTGGGTTTGTATTCGAACCAGTAATTAATCCTCGTGTTGTTGTAGTTCCTCCACCTAAATTATCTGTCGGAAAGGCTTTAAAGTTTCTAACCACGTTCTTTAAAAATTCCATGAAACCACCACCAGCTGCTCCTCCAACACCTGGTGTAAGACCTCTGAATAAATTTATTCTATTCCTAAGAAATCTTAAAGCAGCTCCAAAAGGACGAGAAATGAGATTTCTACCGGCAAATCTTGTTACAAATCCAGCAAACCTTAACAGTCCAATAAGTGCAAGACTAAGACCGCCATTAATTAATACAAATAGCGCAGCGACCTGTGCTAACTCTCCTACTATCTTATCAGTTATCTCTTTTAACTTTTCTTTATTTCCTTGTGCTAGAGCACTGATGAATTGAATTGCTCTGTTCGCTAAGAAACCACCCAGAAGGATAGTAAAGAACTGTCCAAGTTTAGCAAGAGTGAAGTTTGCTTTTGCTGCTATTTTCTGCAGTGGTTTCTGAAGGACAGCCTGTAACTTTCTTTCTATAGTGCCTTCTTTACCCTGTCTTATTTTCTGTTCTGCTAATCTTCTTTCTCTTTTAAGTCTCTCTTGCTCTCTTATATCATCAAGTACAGCATCTCCTTTTATTTGGATGCTAATATCAGTTATTGACTGATTGAGTGCTTGTAACTGAAGACTTAAACTTGCTAACCCAGAATTAATATTTACAAGTGCTTGCTGCTGCTGTCTTATCGTATTAGTATTCCTAGCAGTCTCCACTCCCTCCCTTGGAGGAAGTTGAGGACGATTCAAGAAAGAAAAACTTGATACCCTTACTGTAGGTCTTCTAATGATAGGAAGGTTAGCCATTCATTTCCGCATGTTTTGCTTTGAGATTTTCCTCTTCAATATATTGTTGAAGGAATGTGAGATACACTTCACGCTCCCACGGAATCATATTCTCAAGCTCTGTTAGTGAGTATTTATGATGCTGCATCAAGGCAAAGTTGACTTTGAAGTATGACTCAAGGTTTTCATGAGCCATACCTACGCGAAAAAAGCTGTTAGACCCTCAAGTACAACTTCATTATCAACACCAGTCTTTGGATTAGTAACTTTCACAGTGTGCGAAAGTTTCGGCATCGTCTCAAAGAACTTCTCAATTTGTTTGAACTGTGCAGAACTAAGTTGCTCCAAAAACTCTCTCAGTTCTTTCTTGGTGCAGTCAGAGGCAGTCCAAGACTCTTCTTCATTGAAGACTTGTTCAATACAGACTGAGATAAGATCAAAGGTCTCATCAACAGATACTTCACCACCACTAAAGTTAGTTTTGATAAACTCAGACATTGATGGATACTTCATTCTCAAAGTGAGTTCAGTATCAAGTTTGATATCTCTCTTGTGCTCTTTCGATTTGATTACCTTGATATCATCAAGACTAATCAAAGTAGGAACTTGAGTCTTTCCATCATCGGGGCAGGTAATAAGAACCTCAACATCTTCACCAACTGACTTACCTCTAATGTTGAGGAAGAGATACTCGATATCAAAAGTAGAAAGGTCATCAACCTTTACACCACGAGTTACAATACAACTCTTGATAACATCAGTAACTGCTTGAGCAATTTGTTTCTCATCTTCACTTTCCATAGCAATGATGAGAACCTTTTCTTCCTTTACCAGAAAAGGTCTATACTTTATTTTCTTTCCTGATGAAGGCAATACCAACTCATATGTTGGAGTAGCAATCTTTGGTAATGGCATAACGTTTTCAATTCATATTTTTATTTAGAGGTCAAATTTTACGCCCCTGTGTAAGAGTAAATGTATCAAGAGTATCACTAAGTCTATTATATGCTGAGGAATCTACTTTTGATTTCATTTCGATTCCAAAAATATTTCCATCATCTCTGGTGTCTCTGTTTTTACTAGGGACTTTACTTGATCCTGCAATATTGTTAGCAGTTCCTCTATTGACAGAGTAACTATCAAACCTACCCACAACGTATCTATCAAACTTGAATGTAGCATTAACCTTCAATATTTGAGAGTTATCATACTTTACAGGAACAGATGTAAGATCACTAGGAAACATACCAATGAACTTATATTCTAACTCTTCTCTATAGTCTCTGTCAAATTTAATAATACGAGTCTCATCACATTTGTAATCATCAGGATATTGCATTCTCATATGATAATTCTTCTTCGACTGGTTATTTTCTCGTGATGTTGCACCGTTAGCAATAAATTCCATCCAATGCTCAAGAAACTTCAATGCCTTGTATTCATTATCAACATAAAATTCTAGCTGAATAGGAGTAAAAATTCTTGAGTGAACCATATTTTCTGTTACACCCATTCTGTTACCATTGATCTGAACAGTAGCCATTCCACTTCCAGGAAGAACAGCAGACTGGCAGAGTATTCCAGAAGTGTTAGTAATAAAACGATAGTCGATACCTCTAACGTTAAGATGCTTTCTTAACTGAACATCAAGACCACCAAACTGTACCAAGTAATGTGAAGTCTGTGCGAGGTTGGTGAGTGTGGGTTTAAAACTCGATATCTTTCTGGGTCTTACCACTCTAAATACCTAATATGGTTTCGTTATTATTATTTAGATGGCATATAAGGGAAAATATCAACCGTCACATCCTAGAAAGTATAAAGGTAATCCATCAAACATCATATACCGTTCCCTCTGGGAGCGTAAGTTTATGGTTTACTGTGATCTAAACGAAAACATTCTTGAGTGGGGAAGTGAAGAGATCATTATCCCATATCGTTCACCAGTTGATGGTAAAGTTCATCGTTACTTCCCAGACTTCTACATCAAAGTAAGAGAGTCAACAGGATATACGAAGAAATATATTATTGAAATCAAACCAAAGAAACAAACAGCACCACCCAAAAAACCAAAACGCCAAACCTCTGGATATCTTCGTGAGGCGTATGAGTATGCTAAGAACCAAGCGAAATGGGAAGCAGCATCAGAGTGGTGTAAGGATAGGAGTTACATTTTCAAAGTATTCACTGAGAAAGAACTCGGCATCAAATGAACAGAGTCAGGCAAGTCGTAGACAACTTAAACGTAGGTGAGCGCATTCATCCTGATGATGTAATGCAAGACTTACTTGAAGTCCTTGAAGAGGGTGCATCACCTACCATCGGTGGCATCTACACTTTTGTCTACTTTGCTAAGACTCCTGCATTACGTTATGACCAACATCCTCTTGTTCGTATGGAGGAAGTATTCCAATGGGGTTTCAAGGCTTTTAGTTTCCACTGGCGTGAAATGAGACAATATACTTGGCAAGAAATGGTTGGTGGTCTTTACGAAATATATCCAAGTGAACTTGCTGATGCTATGGAACTCCCAACTGCTTATTACCGTACTAAATAGAAAGAAAAGAGGTCGATAATGATACCTGCAGGTGGGGATCAAAGTTTTTATAATAATTATAAAAAAAGTGAGGATTCTGCTTTTAGAGAAGCAGCAACTTTTCGGAGAGCTCAAAATAAAACCGACTCACAAGTAAGACAGGAACAAGCCAATCCCACGACATCTCCTGGCGAAAAAAGAACTGAAATACAAAAACGAAAAGGTGGTAGAAAAAATAGACCGACTAGTGGTGAAATATTAAGATATCCATATGACATTATGAATGAAGAATCTGACTTTTTGCAGATTCAAATTAAGAAATATAATCCTCCTGGAATTGATGGTGGAAATTTTGGTATAAAAGACTTAGAAGATTTTTCTTATATCGATTACTCAGGTGAAAAACCCAAAAGAGTATATGATGGATCTGCTTTAGAATATTTCAATGTTCCAGATGGAACATCTGCAAATACAACAGGCAATATAGAAGACTTATTGGAAACTATATTCTTACCTATTCCAAAAAATATATCTGATAACAATGAAATTAAGTGGGGAGGTGCAGGTGTAAATGCTCTTGAAGCATTTGGTCTTAAGTTTGGTCAAGACTTCATTAATACGGGACCTTTAGAAGCAGCGAGAGTTGCTTTTGAAGCAGGTCAAAATGCATTCGGAGATTCGACGTTTTCGTCAGATATACGTACTGCTTTCATTAATACTGTCTCTGCTCAAGCAATTAGTGCGTTAGGAGGTCAAGTAAGACCTGGCGATTTAATATCCAGAGCAACAGGACAAGTATTGAACCCTAACTTAGAATTATTATTTGAAAATGTGACTTTGAGATCATTTAAATTTTCTTTTGAATTTTTTCCTCGTAATCGAAAAGAAGCGGAAGTAGTGATGAAGATAATTCGCTGCTTTAAAACACACTCCGCTCCAAAGAAAAATGGTGGTATATTCTTAAGTGCACCAGATATTTTTCAACTTTCATACAGAAAAGGTAGTAACCCTCACCCATTCTTAAACACATTTAAACCGACTGTTCTCACAAATGTAAATGTCAACTATACAGCGTCAAATGTATATTCAACATTTTACGACGGAACACCAACTCATATGATAATGGAACTAAGTTTTAAAGAACTCAACCCAATTTACGAAGAGAACTATTATGAGGAGGAACAGTTTGTGGGTCCACTTGCAAATCCAGATGAAGCAGTCACCACACCACCAACTGGAGGTGTAGGTTACTAATGTCTTATTTTAGAGAACTACCAAACTTACTAATACAATCACCATTTAAAGAGAGAAACTCCTCTAGAGAGTATATTTTAGTAAAAAATATATTCAGAAGGATGAAACTTCGTGATGATCTCCAAAATGTATTGACCTTATTTGATAAGTACAATATTAGAGATGGTTTTAGACCAGAACAAGTAGCAGAAGAAGTTTATGGTTCTACTGAGTATGACTTCGTTGTGCTCATAAGTTCTGGTATTATTAATGTAAGGCACGAATGGCCAATATCAGATAGAGAGGTCTACAAATATGCTGAAGATAAGTATGGTGTTCATCTAAATGCTATCAGACATTATGTAACCACTGAAGTAAAAGATGCTGATGGAAGACTTATCTTACCTAAAGGAAAAGTAGTTGACCAGGGTTTTACTATTCCCAAACCTGGTGATCCAACAGCAACATTAAATCCAACTGGTGGTGTTACTAACTTTGAGTATGAGACTGAACTCAACAATCAAAGAAGAGGGATTTATCTTCTAAGACCATCCTATTTGGGAATTTTCTTGGAGGACTTTAGAAGAACGATGAAGTATCAAAAGTCTTCTCAGTTCGTAAATAGAAATACTATCAGAGTAGAGAATACTAGAAATACCTCACCACAGTAATCAGACTCACTCAGCCAGTTTGGCAAAATAAGAGAGTGCGTCGTCATCATCATTGGAAGATGGGGTGATGTCAGGGTCATTGAAACCACCACTGCTACTAGACAGAGCATCCAGTTCTTCCTTCATGGACTGTGGAACAGGGGTTCCACGGTTAGCAGCGCGGAACTCTTCTTCCTCTTGGACAGACTCTTGGTCTTGGAAACGAGGAGTGCCCTTGTTACCCAGAACATAGTCAAGACGCTTCTTCAGTGCGTCGTAGTCCTTGAACTGATCAGATGCAACAATCTCAGCGAGTGAGTATTGCTTCTTCCAGATAGCCTCCATGGCATCATCGTCGTCCAGCAGAGCAGACTGAGCAGCGAACTCAGAAGAGTCATAGTTGCGATAACCAGCAACGTTCTTCGCTTTCAGTTTGAAGTTGGCACCCTGCCAGAAGTCAAACGGATCGATTGCTTCCTCATCTTCAAACTCAGGTTGCATAGCAGCAGTGAGTTTGTCAAAGATCTTCTTACCATACTTGAACAGCATAACCTTACCTTCGTTGGCAGGGTTAGCAGGATCCTTCACAACATAGATGTTGCTGTAGTAGGTCAGTTTGCGCTTCTGTTTCCGTGCTGCATCTTTTCCAGCATCAGTGCCGTTGTTCCACAGCAGAGTGTTGTACTCAGAGACAGGATCTTTCTGACCCAAAGTGGTCAGAGAGTTCTCAATGTACCAACCACCAGGACCTTGGAAGGCGTGGGAGTACAGTTTCACGAATGGCAGGTCTTCACCGTTGGGTGCAGGCAGGAAGCGGATGACGGCATAACCGTTACCACTCTTGTCACACTCCAGTTTCCAGACACGTTCGTCACCAGAACCGCCAGTGTTGTTCATCTTCTCGACTTCCTTGACCAGTTTTTGAGTCAGGGAACCAAGCTTAGATTGCTTTTTAAGGTCAGCAAAAGACATTTTAGATACCTCGGATGTTTGGATTTTTTGGATTTACTCGGATAGTATAACGAAGATGCTCTCAACTGTCAATGTAGTCTTTGAGAGATTCTATTGTGGCATTCATACTATTGAATAAAACATTGATGTCAGTTTCTTTTGGAAACCCCACCATTGCGACAGATTTGACTAGGTTCTCTTTCATCTCAATCGCTTTTGGATCGTCTGAAAGAGATAACCTAGTATACATTACTCTTTGCTTTTCTAGCAAGTCACTTAGCATATCAACATGTTCAATTTTGTCTTCCTTTGACATCATTCCGAAAGACAATACGCTAGAATAGATCGATTCTTGAAGGCGATTAATTTCCTTCAACTCCTCTTGGATGATGTCAGAATCGAAAAAACTCATCAACCTTCTACCACTTCAGTTTCAGATGTTTCAACTTCACCTTCTTCAGTGGGGTTATTAGCCTCCTCAATTTGACTCAGAACGTCGATCGCTCCGTCAAGTTTCAAAACAGTGGCACGAAGTTGCTCAAGTTGCTTGACCGCTTCTTCCCGCTGCTTAGTGAGGTTCTCCAGTACCTCTTTATTTTCCAGTGCCATTTTCAATAATCTCCTTTAGAATCTTTTTAAATTGAAACACATCAATATTTAGAAAGGGTAAATATTTTTTAATTTTCAAACTTACGGTTTCCCACACTGGGTCCGTGAGTTTCTTGTCAAACCGCTTTCTGAACTCAAATATTCTATCATAAATGATGAAATTTTCAAGTGTTAGTTTTCCGCCCAAATATGCTTTTAAGATGGGGGGATGTCCTTTCGTGCAATCGAATAAACTGTCCAATTCGTGATTCGATAGCAATTCGTTGCTTTGTTCTTTGAACAAGTAAGTCAAACTCTGTTTCCTTCGCATCCAGTCTGCGTAGGTCCTTTCTCCAGAATTGATAATTTCTCCAATCCATAAACTTTGGGGGTTATCAGCGGATACAAAGTTAGACACCAAAAAGTCAACAACCTCTCGGTCATTATACTTTCTAGAAGTTTTCTCAAACCAATACTTATCTTTCCTCTTATTAAAAGACGTTACGGTAGCCCGTGTTCGAGCACCGTAACGAAAGAAGTCATATTTTGGGTTTGTGAAATGATTTTTGAGTGACAAATAATGTTGGTAAGTTTCAAAGGGTGTCACAATCATAAAGGCAGTTTCGCTCTCGATGTTTTCTTCATGAAGTTGAGACGAATAGCATCCCACTTCAGACGCTCTTTCAATGGTTTTGAAATGAGCTTCGTGACAGATTCTACATCAAGTTCGTTAGTTTCGCAATAGTGACAGATGGCGTCAATATAGTTCAACTTTTCTTGCGCGACGATCTTTTCTATCTCCAAAGCAAACTTTGTTGGAGTCAGAAACTTGTTTTCTATTGCCCGTTCTAGTTCTTTATTTGGTTCCATAGAGTTCCAGTTTATCTCCAACAAACTTTCTAATGTACTCTGTGAGCAGTTTGATGTATTTTGATTTGTTTCGTTCTTCATAGACGACGCACTCTCCATTTTCACAAGCCATGATGATTACAAGTTTTTCGACTGAAATGCCAGTAAGTTCGTAGAGCATACATCCGTATGCCATACACTGAACAAAGTAATGTTCAATCCAGTCTCTGGGTTTTGGTTTTTTTGATGTTTTGAAATCGATTATTGCTAACTCGCCGTCATATTCAGCGATACAGTCAACAGTTCCTGCAATCCCTAATACCTTACTATATAGGGAACCTTCAAGTGCGTAAATATTATTTATAAGATTTAGTTTTTCTTTAGAGATCTTGAAAAGGAAGTCGGATATGGGTCTGACCTTTGGAAGATCTTCATTTTTGAGATAGTGCTCAGTGAGAGTATGCATATCCGTGCCACGACCTGTTGCAGCCTTGGTGATACGATCTGCTTCTTCGTTACCGACTTTCTTTCTCCATTTTACAAAAATCTCCTTATTAAAATGACTGGTCACCGAAGTAATGGAGACCAGTCGGAGGAGTTCTTCATCATCAGGAACTTTATAATATCTTACCCCATCAATAGTTTCTCTATCAAGTTTGGGTAAGTCAACTTCAACATGTTTAAACATCAAAAACCAGCTTCCATTTTGGCGAGAATGTATTCTTTGACTAGACCAGAGCGGACAATATCATCTACCCCAAATTCAATTATATCAAATGATGTCATTTTACGCAAGACGTTCATAAAGTCAACAATACCATTGCGTTCATTTGATTTCTGAAGGTCAGACTGCCTAGCATCTCCACAGAAACAGATCTTTGTATTTTCACCCACACGAGTGATAATACTATCAAGTTCATGGAAGTTCAGGTTCTGAAACTCATCAACAATAACAATGGCATTATCAAGAGTTGTACCACGCAAGAATGAGGTAGACCAAAACTTGATGGTTTCCTGAGACTTCAGGTTACCATAGAGCATCTCAAAATCAGCATCACTAGGCATCTGGAACATGTATTTGACCATGTTCTTATATGGGATCTGATAGATATCTGCCTTGTCCTCATGAGAACCAGGAAGGAAACCAATCTCTCTAGTCGCCACCAGAGAGCGTACAAGGTAAATACGCTCATATGGCGTGGTTTCACTCAAAACGTCACGAAGCGCATTGTAGAGGGTAATAAAGGTCTTACCGGTGCCTGCACACCCATAAGCGACGATATGTTTACCTTCTTGGTATGACTCAAATAAACGTTTTTGGTTATCTGATAATGGATCAATATCAACCAGATAATCTGAACTAAGAGGCTTTCTCCTCTTCATCTGCTTTGCTGTGAGTCCAACCCCAATGGGTTGCTCTGCAGATGCTCTTTTTCTTCTAGGCATACTTAAAGTTTCTTAATTCGTGAACCAGGCATTTTTTGAGCCCTGTGGAGAACATCATTCCAACCAGGATTCTTTTTACGGAGTTTATCCTTCCACTCCCCAACTTCACCAACACCTGGTGCGTTGTCTGGAGTGTAATATCTTTCCCAGTCGGGATTATCTTCCCTCCACTGATCCCAAGCATGAACGCTCATAACAACGTCTTTCGTTTCACCAGTTTCTTTATTTCTTACTGGATATGTAGCCATAGTTATAATTTCAATGTGATGTATTTAGACCCACTCAAGTGCTTCTGCACAGGTGGGGAACTGTTCGATAAAGACCTTCTTACAACCCTCTGCAAGGTCCATATGCTCCTTCTGAGTGCCATTGGCGGTCCTCAAGTTGATGTAATGAATCCAGGAGCGGCAAGAACCAGACATATAGATGCGGGTTGGAGTTGCCAAAGGAAGCACAAAACGAGCACATTCCTTTGCGATTCCAGAGTCTAGCATGGACTGATACAGAACCATTGCTTCGTCAAAGTGACGACGAATCTTGATTTCAAACTCTTGCTTCACAAACGGGTCAATGTCGTCAATAGAGTTCTGACGGTTCTTATTATCTTGACGACGAAGGTCAAACATAGGAACTTGGTCTGCCAGCATAGAACTATCAGCATACCGTTGCGAAAATTCTTGATATGTGAACGAACGGTGCCGAAGCACTTGAGCTGCCACACCTCTGGTAGTTTCAAGTTCCAGAGTCATAAATGCCTGCTCAAACACAGACCAGTGGTTGTGCTTAATGCAGTAACCCAACAGTTTTGCATAGTTTGGGTTTTCCTGGTTATTTGGGTTTGACACACGAGCAACGTATGCCATCATCTTCTCCGCATCGGGAGTTACGCTGATCAGTTTAACGCTCATTTAAAACCTTTCTTGTCCAATACATCTAGTTCATTTAGTTGCTCTTTAAGAGAGCGAAGTTGCTTTTTCATCTTTATCAACTGTTCGCTTGTATAAAGATGTTCTTGTTTGATCAAACGCTCAAGCATTTTGACCAACTTTTTTCCTCTACTTGTCATTAGTCTGGATAACCATCGTCGTCGTCAAAGATTTCATCATAATCACCAATCAGAGTATTATTCTCTGGTGTTTTGTATGCTTGCGGATCAGAATAAACTTCTGCTTTGAGACTATCAACCAATAACTCAAGGTTTCTTACCATAAGTTTTAATCGTTCTCTGTCCATGTCAAAGTATACACTGAATATATTATAACATAAAAAAGAGGGTGATCAACCCTCATCGTTTAAAAGAATTCTGCAGATTCGCTTACATGTAGCTTGGTCCTCATCGCATTCAATTAAGCAGTCAAAGTAATCGTTGACCAGATCTAACTCTTCATTACATCTGTTTAAATTGGCGTCAATGTGTACCCATTCAGCTAATTGATTGCGTGATAAGAGATTGTGCATTCACACCTCCAACGCAATTTTTGATATTGTTGAACATAATATGAATAGAATTTCAGAGCATAAGCGGAATCCTTAATTCTGTATTATGTAGTACAGTTTGTGTTAATTCACTAACATTTGTTAAAAGGACATAAAAGTATAAAAAAAGAGAGGTTTTGAAACCTCTCTCTTTACTATTTGGTGAGAACTTTAATCTCTCCGTATATCAGTGATAGAAATGCTACAGAACCAAGGGATACGATCCCAGCGA